TTAGCAAAATAACTTAATGTATCATCTTCTGATTCATTGTTATCATCTGCTGGTGGAAATGAAGTATCGGCTTCAGTCATAGATGGTGCCTCTGCAGTAGGTGCATTTGCTTCAAATGGGTCTGTTTCAACCATTCCAGCATCTACTCCTAATACTCTATTGAGTTTTGCTTTTAGCTCATCGTATGTTTTATAATTTTTAGGGTCTAAAAAGTCCTGTAAATTATGTAACTGATTATAGACTGTTTCCAATCTAGACTCATCGCCTTCATATAAAGCACTTGGTGTGGCAAATTCTGATTTATCATAGTTTACCCAACCTTCGACCTTTCTGATTTTAATCTTAAAGTCAGCGCCTTCCCAGAAGTCATAAGGATTAATAGGTGTTTCATCTTCAAATGCAGGTTGCATTGCTTCCATTATTTTATCAAAGATTTTCTTACCAAACTTGTACAGTTTGACCTTTCCTTCGTTTTCAGGGTTTGCAGGGTCTGAAACAATTAACACATTAGATACATAATGTAATCTTCTTTTTCTTTCCCTAGCGATTTGCTTATCCTCATCTCTTCCAGAGTTCCATAGTAAAGAGTTTGACTCTGATACTGGGTCCTGCTGTCCTATAGATGTTAAGGAATTTTCGATATACCATAAACCGGTAGAACCTTTGAAACCGTGGTCCCAATATCTTACCCAAGGTAAATCTTCGCCTTCCTTTGCCGGCAAAAATCTGATTACGGCGTAACCATTTCCTGCTTTATCTCTGGTTGGCTTCCATAGCCTATCATCTTCATAAGATGTAGTTTCTGGTTTGGTGGATACTGCTTCCGCAGCCTTTACGAGTTTGTCGATTGACGAGCCTCGCGAGCTCTTTAAGTTTGCAAATGACATTGTATTTCTCCTTGTATTGCATTGTATTACTGAATTATCCACTTACACATAATATATAGTTATATTATAACACATTAAGCGTTATTTGTAAACCCCTCTAGTAAAATAAGTTTGCACTTAGTACTATTGAAATTTACGAAGGGACTATACTTTTCGATTTTCCTTTTGATATCAGGCCAAATTAATGTATCTGATATTTTTTTAGACTCGCGAGGTATAAACCCTATTAAGGAATTAAGAATAACAACAGTCTCTAAACTAATCTCTTCTTGCATCCACAGTTGAATTACCAGTGGGTGTTGACCATCTTCAGATTTGAATAGGTCATCAAACTCTGGTTGTTCTTCTGTTAGTTTATTTATATCATTTTGAAACACACGCGATAGCGATTCAAGTGTTTTTCTATGTTTGATATAATTAGTTTCGCCAACTTCATTAACCATTTCTCCTACATAAGAGACATCGTTTTTAAAGTTGGCCACATAGTATCCTTTTAAATCCTTTTCATATGTTTTGGCTATTTTAGCAAAGAAATATTTGTCCTTTCTATTTAAGAAAGATTTGGCCGAAACATTAGTTTTAAAATTATATTTTACTGCATCGTAATCAGTTTCAAAGTGTAATTTTAATGCATTATATAATTTATAGGATTCAAATGGGTCAATCATATTGGTAATTTATTTGTCTTTTTACCTTTGATTAAATTTAAGCTACTAGCTTCTTCTTCGATTTTAGATTTAAGTGATGGAGTCAATAACCTTTTCAGATTAGAATAATCCATACCTCTGTCTTCGATTATGGCAACTGCCGCATCAATGTATGAAACACCAGGCCTAGTTGCCACTATCTTTTCAACCGCAAGAGAAAATCTCTTTTTGGTCATTATTTTACCTTCTATCTCAACCGACAAACTCATCGCCTTCGTCCCATGCACAGCCAGTTAAACCACCTGCTTGTAATCCTTTTAATGTTCTTAATACTTCTTGTGCATTTCTGCCAGTATCAAGAGCATTTACAGATACGTGTTGAATAGTTCTATCCTTATCAAAGATAAAAGTTGCTCTATATGGAACACCTTCATCTTCATTTACAATACCTAAGGTGTGCGATAATCCTAATCCACAATCAGCTGCAAG